AGCTGGTTAAAACAATGAGACTTTCATTTCTTAAACGAACACATAGTCCAAAAATTTATGATTGTGGGTATACTGATAGTACATCTGGTATCTACATAGTTACTGATCCTGTGAAGTATAGATTTTATCAACAAGAATATTTAAGGTCCAACCCTGGAATCAAATGGAGGTCTTATATTCCAGTTCTAAATACTTCGATACAATATCTCGAAATAGGAGTTCATAAAGGCGAGAACATTATTGATGTTGCGAATTCATACGCACAACATCCACTATCCAAGATACATTGTGTCGATCCTTGGGAGGATTATCAAGAATACACTGAATATAAAAAAGAACAACCTGTATTATTTGATATGTTCAAGGCCAATACCAAACATATTTCTGATAAATGTATCAAGTATCGCGGATTTTCAGACAATATAGTTCCTAAATTTGATGATAACTATTTCGACATTATTTTTGTAGACGGAAATCATGAGATGGAATTTGTTTATCGTGACGGAGTTATGTCTTTTCAAAAAGTTAAATCTGGCGGATACATTATATTTGATGATTACTCGAATTATTGGCCTCAAACTATGACAGGCATCGACAGATTCCTGAAAGAATATTCTGAATGGATAGAAATAATTGCTAGACCTACTAGTATTGTATTCGGATGTTCCCCTCAAGTCATCATAAGAAAGTTATAGTTATATGGCAAATATCTATTTGACTCGATAGGGACAATTTGAAATCCTTCATGTGACCGTCCGAATAGATCAACGCCGTGTCTAACCCTGTCTTCTAAATCTTCATTTGTGATTCCAACTTTCGTTGCATATTCGGCATGACAGAAGTTCTTAAGTTTATTCAGAATAAATTCAGAATCTCCGAAATATGAAAAATGCCATCCACCACAATGTATTTTATTATTACTTTGTGTCATCCGTATTTTCTGGGGGTTATTCTCATGTAAGTATGTTTTATAATTCAGAATACGAGCTTGTGTCCATAAGTTTGTATTTTTGCATGTCAAGTTATAATAGTAAAAATCTTGCAATAGTTCGTAAATTCCGTCGGCTAAAGTTTGTGAGATCCGCGCAATTGTATCTCTATCTGGAATCTCATCAAGATCAGAAATCATAATAATGTCGTTGTGAGAGAGAGAAAGTATTGAAATTCCACGATGAATACATCTCCGCTGATGATTCTCACGAACTATATTATATTTGTCTTCCGAAACAATTTCCTGACTCATTTGTTTAGCTCGTGGTCTTAGAAAAGATAATTTGATTTGAGGAGGGTCGTTTGGCATATCGTCAACCACTACATGAACTATTTTGTCGAGATATTTTGAAAATGCGGACTTATTGTCTCCAAAATACAGAGGTTTTGGATTCCCCGCATGGGTTTTCGTCGCCTCGACAATTACAAAATGGTCAACTGTATTGTAAAGATATTCAAGTCTATACAGTAACATTCGAACTTCGTTATAAAAAATAAAACAATCAACGATTTTCATTTATATTACCTAATAAAATAAAGATGGACGAACTAGCGTGTTCGTTCGTAGGGTCTTTTGGACTGTTGAAATCTGTAAGTCATCGTTCTCCAATTCCGATTTCGGACTTTGATGGACTTGATCCGAACTGGTATTCTAGTTTGTATTCTGGCTGTGTTCTTCACGTATGTCCTCAAGCACTTCCAAGCTTTGTGTCAAAGGTTCTTCCATCCATTTCAGTTCCATTCAAGCTGTTGACAAACAACTCGGACAAAACTTTGCCCACTGATTACTCCGCAGAATGCTCTACAATCCTGGGAAATCCATTATTAATAAAATGGTTTTCGCAAAACTGGGAAACGGAGCATGAAAAAGTTGAAAGAATCCCAATTGGAATGGATTATCATTCTTTAAAACCGAGTGGCAAACCTCGGTTCACTTGGTCGCAACCAGAGAAAGGAAGTTGGGGAATCAAGAAAATCGCAAGTGAACAAGAAAACGATCTTCTTTCTTTGAAATATTCATCGCCTCATTTTTCACATAAACAACTGAAAGCTTATGCGAACTTCCAGTTCTTGATGTGGACGCGGTATGGCAAGATAGATAGAAAGGACGCTCTTGAAAAAGTTCCTAAACATTTAGTATTTTATGAGCCTGTAAAGACTACTAGAGATGTGTGTTGGAGAAATATGGCGTCGTGTGCGTTCGTTCTTTCTCCACAAGGAAACGGACTAGATTGCCATAGAACTTGGGAGGCACTTTGTATGGGTTGTATTCCCATCGTGAAATCGTGTGGTCTCAATCCCTTGTTTGATGACCTACCTGTATGGATTGTGAATGACTGGACGGAAGTTACAGAGGAAAATATGCGAAAAGTTCTTGAAGATTTCAAGTCAAAATCATTCAATTACGAGAAACTGACATTGAAATATTGGCAAACAAAAATAAACGAATATTAAACATAAAATGCCCTCTAAAACTCGCAAGGTTGGATCTCGCGCTCAGGTTATGCATGGAACGGCAGAAAAGACGAAGGGTGGATTGACGAAGGCGAGTTTGAAGTACAATAAGGCTGGTCGTATTGTTTCTCGCAAGAAGAGTCAGACAATGAAGAACCGCAAGTAAGCGTTTTAAACGAACGAAACATAACACATCAAATGCCAGAATATCTTGTGGAGGCAAAGACGGTTCAGACTGGAGCCATTCGCACTTTGAAGGAGGCTTTGAAGTGTATATTGGTAGAGATGAGCCTTATCTTTGACAAAGACGGCATTCGGATGGTTGCGATGGACAATACTCGCACGGTTCTGGTCCATCTCCGTCTTTACGCCGATAAGTTTGAGAAGTTCGCGTATTCTCATACGTCTCCCAAGTTCGTCATTGGTGTGAATACGGACCATCTGTATCGTATCATTAAGACGGCTACCAATGATGATACTATCACCTTTTATGTTGATCAGACGGACCCCAATACGCTCGGCATTCTTCTAGAGGATGGTGAGAAGAAGCAGGTGACTCGTTACAAGCTCAATCTTTTGGATCGCGATGAGCCAGATATTCAGCTACCCGATACTGAGTTCTCGGCACACATCACGATGCCTTCCCTTGATTTCCAGAAGATTTGTCGCGATATGACTTTATTGGGAGCCAAGACGGTTGAGATTAAGAATGTGGGTCCTTCTCTAACATTCTCTTGTAAGGGTCATTTTGCGTCTCGTACCACCGTAATGGGTGATTCAGAGAACGAGTTCAGTATCCAGAAGAAGACCAATGATGAGATTGTGACTGGCACGTTCTCGCTCCCTCATCTAGTACTGTTTACGAAATGCACGAATCTCTGTAATAACTTGGAGATTCATATGAAGAATGATTGGTTCTTGATGATTCGGTATGTCGTTGCGAATCTTGGAGATATTAAGCTTTGCTTGATGCCTTGCTCTGTGTAGTTACCTACGAAGCTGTTTCGTATCGTAAATGAATGACTTGAACTTCCCCATTCCAAGAACATCTACATTATCTCCATTTCCACTCAGCATTTCATTACATCCAGTGTCCGTATTACACGTTTTTCCACCGAACGAAATAGGAAGCTTTAAGTTTCCGTTCATCGTGTAATATTCCCATCGGTTCGAAGAGTTCGGCGAAGGGCGACCGAATAATGGAAGCATTCCGCTTCCGTCATTCAGAACGCCGACCTGCTGATAGTCATAATCACGTCCAAACAAGTATGGGTTTTCGCGTTCTGGCGGTTTATAAGGGTCGCTGAATACATCAAACGGATGTTTGCGAACCGAATCAAATTGAACGCCGCCGCTTTTCACAATCACAGTTGGATTGTGTGAAACAAGAAGAATAACGCCGACCAAAAGAATACCTCCAAGCAAGAACATTGTTAGATCGGCCCCTTTACGTGCCATTACATCTGTTTAAGAATATTTACAGTTGAGAACTCCATCCTCCTAAGTAAATACATACTCTTGAAATAAGTTCAAGTCCCAAACATCCTAACGCAGTTGTTTCCGTCACTACAAAATAGTTTATGAAATCGTCTGTCGATATTTGAAAGACATTTTCCAATAGTTCGTGAAATGGAGAACGTTTCTGTGTGAGTTCTTGTTCGGCTACTATGGACACACACACTTTCAGAAAAATATGCTGCGCCCACACTATGAAAATAACGCAAAACAATGCGAGTTGTAGCCAGAAGTTAGGATACACTGTATGCGACAAAATAACTAATGTGACTAGCATTGAAAATAACATGAAATGTATATGTCCCAAAATATACCCTAATGCCTCTCCTTCATTCGTCAACCATTTATAGCAAAAAGTTATTGCTCTTTTTAGGTAGTCTACAGATGTTTGAATGATAGAATCTTTATCTATCTCGATCTGTATTTTCATTGTGTTTACTTTGGACGAGATTTATGGGATGTATACGTAACATCTTCTCCAATCTTAAATCCCTTGATTCCAGTATTTAGTAACGCCTTTTCTGACGCCGTTGTTGTAGTGTTCCATATTTTCAAGATAGAAAACTGTCCTTTTGGAGATACAGTAATTCCAGCGAGTGTTTCTTTTTTGTTGTTTAGGAGTTCATTGGAGGCACAGTTTACCATCATATCAATGTATGTCTCATACACTCCAGATGCTTCAACTTTCTTTGACCAAGACCCTCCTGCGTCGTGTTCTGGCGATTCCCATATTGGCGGAAACCCTTTTCGCATAAAGAAGAACATTCCAGATTCCCACGCTTCTTTTGCGACGGAATCAACGACCGACCAAAACTGCTGAGGGGTAGACACATCAGCCACCCTGACGTAACTATCCAGAGAATAGTCTTTATTCTCTGGATCGTGATACCACAAAATCCAAGAATATTGGAATTTTGTGGTCTCAATTTCCCCCATCTTATATTATAACAATACGAGTTCGTGTAAAATGAAAACGAATTCGTTTTTCACGGTTCATAGTAGGAATAAGTATGGCACTCACGACGATACAGATTTATGCGGTTCGAGGATGCGAGAAGCTTCAGCTTCCGCCGATGGTTCAGGAAAGCATCTCAAGACTGAGAGTCAAGCCAATGGTGTTCAAACCATTCCAAAAACCTCCACCGCGACCATCGTATTCTCCTCGTAGAAGCGATAACTGGCGTGAAAAAGCGTTAGTAGATATTGTTCGACGTGTGAAAGAACGTGAAGACCCAGAGTATTCTGATATCTTCGCGATTCTCAACAAGGTCGCTGCTTCAAATCTAGAAAAGCTTTCCAATGATGCTATTGAAAAAATGAATAAACGCGATGAAACTTTTCGACTACGCATTGCCACTCTTCTGTTCGACAAGGCAATAACGCAACACTCGTTTGCGTCCGTTCTGGCAGATATGACAAAGAAGATTGTTGCTCAAATCCCAGATTTGAAAGACGATATCCAGACACAAGTATCTATATTTCCAAAGTTATACAACTTGAGCGAGACATTGACATTCCCATCAAGCGTTGAAGCTGGGTTTGACGATAAGGTCGTGGAATGGATGAAGCAGAAAGAGAAACGAAAAGGGTACGCGAAGTTCATGATGGAGTTGTGTGTTCGCGACTTGGTAAGCGACGAGTGTGTGAAGGCAGGTCTCCAAAATGTGATTGAGGAAATCACGCATCTCATTCGTCAGCCGAAGACAGACCAGATTGATGAGAATGTTGGACAATTTGCAGTATTCCTTTACGAATCCGCGAAACTCGCAAAGTCGCCGTCACTTAAAACCTTTATTGCAGAGGCATTATCGTCTATCCTCACCCACCCTCGTGATTGGGTGCCGTCGCTCTCTGCTCGTGCGAGATTCAAGTTGGAAGATGCGTTAAAACTTACTCAATAAGAGGGTTGAGTAAAATAAATGGCTCTTCCGTCAGCAAGTGTTCTCCTTCGTGCGGCACAGGTGGCAATCGAACAGGACAAGCCGATTTACCTTGATTATTTCCGCGACAGCGTTGAGAAGAAGTGCTGTATCGGCGTCCAGCCTGATAACGCAAAGTTTCTCGTGAAGTCCGACACGGAGTACACTTCCACGATTCAGAGCGTTTTTAAGTGCGAGACGTGCTATATCGTGATGACCGAGAACTCTTTGTATATCGTGTCCACCGAGATTCCTATTAAGAAGATTATTGCTCCATCTACAGAGACTGAGTAAAATAATACAATGGACCTTATGTTTCCTCCACCGCACTACGTTCTTTTTGAGCCTCTGAACGATTCAGAGACTTTACAAATCTGGGACGCATACAAATCCAAAAACAAGGATTCGTGTGAGTTTGAAGTCGTAGATGCCGCCACTATTCATTCTGTAGAATCGTTCACGCCTTGGTTTGAAGGCTGGATGACACGCAAATCGTCTGCTCGTATTCGTGTTCTTTTAGTTTTGCACTCCGAGTTCCTAACATTTTCGTGCCAGCAAGTTCTAAGACGGTCTTTGGAACAACGTTCTTTCAAGTGCCGTGTTTGGTTTCACGTAGAAGACCCAACGCAACTCCAACCTGCTATTTTGAGCAGGTGTATTGTAAAACGAATTCCAACTCATATTAACGCTCCAAGTATAAGAAGCATATGAAGATTATAGTTTATACGGATGGAGGATGCTCTAACAACGGACGGGCAGGGGCAAGAGCTTCGTATGCATATTACTTCCCTGCGCATAAGGATCTCTCAGATGCGGGAAGAATTCCAGATGATCAGCCACAGACGAACAACCGTGGCGAACTCTCGGCGATCTTGCATGGCGTTAATAAGGTACTCGCGTCCTTCCCTCCGTCGGAGACCGAGCTTTACGTGTACACCGATTCGGATTATTCCAAGAACTGTTTGACAAAGTGGGTATCTGGGTGGATAAAGAAAGGATGGAAGAATGCTGAAGGAAAGCCAGTCGTGAATCGTGACCTTATTGAAGAGATTTCAGGAAAACTCGTCATGTTTAACTCTTATTGTATCACGTGGGTCAAGGCACATACTGGTGGAACCGATGAACATTCAAGAAATAATGAAATCGTGGACCGAATGGCAGTCGAAGTTCTTGAAGGACCAAAAGAGACAAAGACTATTGTTATGACGGAAGGCTGTCCTCTCCAGCTCATGGGTCCTCCAGTCGAAGAGAAGGAACTCGTGAAATGGTGTTTGGCGAATTTGAACAAGATTGATTCAGATGCTTTGAAATCGGCACTTATTTCGGCGTATTCTAAAACGTGTAAGAAAAACGGAACCGAAATCGTGAAAGAGAAACTACACAGAAGCACACGGTATCGTCTCATCGCATCTTCACATATCATCGCAGATATAACAAAAGAAGAATGAGTGTCACTGCCTACCACTTTTGGTCACCGACGTGCGGTCCTTGTAAGGTCATCAAGCCTTCTATTGAAACCTTGAAGGAAGATTTTGAGAATGTGAGTTGGGTTACGGTGAATACTCACGCTGACCCGAATAACTTTGCGGCTCAACTTGGCGTAAAGGTCGTCCCTACGATTGTTGTTGTTCCTCGTGATGCTGCTGGAAACGTCATTAATCCAGACAATCTTCCTAGATATTCAGGCACGGATATGGCATCGTATTATCGTATTTTGAAGACAGGCGTTAGGTCTATTTCTTCGTAGGCTCTGATAGGACGTAATATGGCAAATAGGTCTTGTCGGTTTGCCATACGATAATCCAAGATAGAACGCCAAGACCACTTCCAAGTGCTACCGCCGCCAAATCGTTCATTAATGTGCTGGAATATACGGTTCCTTTCGCACTATTCAGAACTTGTAGTCCCAGAACTAATACCATCGCAATACCAGATAACCACTTAAAGTTCAAGTTCGCAGGTTGAGCAACTAAATCTTGGATTAAAAATCCAGCCATTGCGGATGTTGCTACGGTCAGAGTCGTCAGTTGTCCAGAACTTCCATGAATGGCGCGCTGGATTCCGAACCCCAGCCCCATTGCTAGAACACCGACAATGGAAACTACCGAATACTTGAGTTTTTGGTTATATAAATCAATTAGAGGTCCTACAACCAGAAGTAAGTATGGAACCACGACTCCGAAGAACTTTACGGCTCCTGATAGTTTTTCCGTAGCGTCCTCGGCACTGATGGGCGACGTAAGAGCTGGACCAGCAGGTCGGCTCATAAAGAGAAGTGCCAACGCAATAGATATCGAAATGATACTGTACATAGTTGCGGAAATAGTAATGCCTTCCATCTTTAAACTTATGCGATACAAAATAGTGGTTAGTAACAAATGCAGAGTAATGCCCCTGCTCACGATGAGACACCTCCGCCACCGATCGTAAAATCTGCGTCTACACGTCAAGAAGTGACAGTGTATGACATAATAAGTTTCATCTTATTTGTTATTTTTTCAGCTGTCGCCATATACTACGGAATCAAGTATGGAAGTATGTACAGCAAACAGTATTGGCTCGTCATCCAAAAGTTTGGCGAGTATTTAGGAACTTGGTTTCGTAATCAGTTTATTTCAATGAGACAACAGAGAACAGCTTTCCTCGCAGGGCAACAAGGAAGACGGTATTAAGTATATGTCCGTCTATCGCGATAATCCCAATCGGAGTTCTCGGTCCAAAAAGTATTCCCCTGTTCCGCTTGTCTCTCTTCTTCCGCCAGTCTCTGATCACGCAAATACTTTTCTTCGACTGTAAGTTCTCGCCGAATCTTCGTGTGATTTATCGTAGTCCATTCATCCTTTTCTACAATGAGCGGTGAAGCTTCACCCTCATCGTCGTAATCAGGTTCCAGAAACTCAACAGGCTTATGCTGTACAATATTCATTCTGCGTATTTCCATTTGTTCCTTTTCCTGGTTCGCAAATGCCTTTCGTTGTTCCGCCTGGTCCTTTTCTTCTTTCGCACGTTCGTCCCATTCTGACGCAAGTGCCGCAAATGATTTTGTCGGAAGAAACCTCGTCTTGGGACCTGACGCTGAAAGTGACGGAAAGTCATTTAGATTATTAATTTCTACCCCAATCTTCTGGATGGGTGCCTTCTGTCTTCTTGACGGAGGAACATAAGAACGCGACATTTCTGTTTATATTCAGTATGCTTATTTTCAGTAAACTCGTTTTTGTAGTATATTAAAAACGAACCTTCACGTTCCAGAAGTGAATATTACAAGATGGTATACGGAGTTGTTATTGCGCTAAACGCGCACATTACCGATGTATCTATTCCTGCGAAAACGACGGATGTTCTTGACTGGATACGAAAGAAGTATAAGTGTCCGACTATCCAGTTTCAAGGAAAGCTTCAAGACCCAATGAAAGAAACACGATGGCTGTCCATATTCGCATCCACGGAAGGCGATGATGAGAACACACATATGCTTCCATCTCCGTTTGATGAGGATACGTATACAAGTCAAATTGTTGTTCTTGCGACTGAATCGGATAACCAAGATTCTTACGAGTCTCCAGTATCGGCGTATAAGGATTTGCGAACAGACGATTATGAAACACTTTATCAGGAATGGACGTTTGCGATTGATGAAGAGGACGAAAATGATGATGAAGAACTGGAAGAACTTGACGATGAAGCAGAAGTCGAATCGGAAATACTGGATGATGAAGAAGATATTCCAGTTC